GATTGAAGAATATAATTGGCAAAGTAGATGCAATAAGATGTTGGCAAGCTTTATTAAAAGAGTTGGAATAAAAACTCTATACCCTAATGAAAAATATTTAAATCAATTGCCTATACAAATCAAGTATGTTGGTAATGGATACTATTCAACAAGAAGCGGTGTTCAATTCAGCAAGAATGATCGTATTGATTATGTTCCGATGGAAGAATATGACGCTCTGATTCAAACAGAAAATTTTGTTGAAATCGGATAATGACGACAACGCCATGCTACACTCCAAAATGAAGGAGGCATTATGCAAACATTTTTACCGTATCCTGATTTCAGGGAGTCATTACAGGTTCTTGATTACAGAAGGCTCGGCAAACAGCGTGTAGAGACTTTTCAAGTTCTAAATATTCTGTTAGGTCGTGCAAAGCCAAAGGTGAAGAAAGATGGCACACTGTATTACGGATGGGAAAACCATGTTGTTACTCGTATGTGGAGAGGTTATGAAGAAGCAATGAAATTGTATTTCAATATCTCAGTAGAAGAATGGGTTAAGCGTGGTTATAACAATACAATGCAACTTGAGGTTGTGAATTATGATAAGCTAGTGATGCCTGATTGGTTTGGTCGTGAGGATATACATAAATCTCATAGACTCAAATTATCTTGGAAACAATGGGATTGGTATTATGATAAATTTGAAGATGTTACTTCAGAACCATCTGAAGAACCAGAATATGTTTGGCCGGTATAAGAAATGAAAAGAACAGAAAAAGAAGAAATTAAAAAAGATAAAGCAAAGCCTATTAAAAACTCTGGAAGAGGTTTTAGGAAAGGCGATGCAGAATTCCATGAGTTCTTGTTGGACTACAAGCACAATGGTGCTTCATTCACATTAACTCGCACAGCATGGATTAAGATGAGAAAGGATGCTTGGAAACAAAATCATAAATATCCATGCATTTCTGTCGTCTTGGGCGAGGATTCGGATGTGAAAGTTGCTATTATCGAGTGGCATGTATTCAAAGAACTAATTAAGGACAGTGATTATGAATAAACCAACATATGGCTCTCTATTCGCAGGAGTAGGGGGTTTTGATTTGGGATTTGACTCTGCTGGCTGGGATTGTAAATTCCAAGTGGAATGGGATAAGCATTGCCAAAGTGTTTTAAGAAGACACTGGGCTGATGTTCCTAAGTTTGAAGATGTAAGAGATGTAAAAGGCTCTGAGTTAACACCAGTTGATTTGATCTCGTTTGGTTCGCCATGTCAAGACTTATCAGTAGCTGGTAAGCGTTCTGGTCTAGAAGGAGAAAGATCAGGATTATTTTTTGAAGCAATTAGAATAATTAAGGAGATGCGTGATGCAACCAATGGACAATATCCAAAATGGGCAATCTGGGAAAATGTCGCAGGTGCCCTCACAAGTAATCAGGGGAATGACTTCGGGGAAGTCCTCAACCAAATGGCTAACATCGGGGCATTGGGAATTGAATGGCACATCTTGGATGCACAATGGTTCGGAGTCGCCCAGCGAAGAAGAAGAGTATTCGTCATCGCTAGTTGGGATCCTTCAGCCATTGCAAGAAGTGGAGGAAAAATATTATCTGTCCCAGAAGACAGCAGGGGGGATATTAAGAAGAGCAGAAAGAAAAGGAAACCTCCTACCAGAGCCTCTAAGAACGGCGTTGGTGAATCTATCTGGTACGGACAATCAGGACATGGAAAGTGGTCAGAAGGGGGAATAACCCTTGCTGCTAGTGATTATAAAAGACCAGAGAGAAACTTTATTCTTGAGCCTTTTGTAAAATCTAGGAGAGCACAAAATACACAAGATGATGAATCATGGGTAGACAATAGTGTAGCTCCAACACTTAATGCTTTTGACAATACCGGCGAGAGTCGTTCAACTGTATTAATAGTTGATGGAACAAGAGTTAATGATGTTCGTATTTATGATGATGGAATAATGCCAACACTCAAGCATAGGATGGGTACTGGTGGTGGGCAAGTTCCTCTTATTGCTGAGGAAGTTGCTATACCAATTCAGGGAACAATCATTGGTCGTTCCGATACAGCAGGACCACAAGGAAAAGGTTTTGGTGATATTGGTGATCCTTCTTATACATTGGATACAGTCTCACAGCATGGCGTGATGACACCGGAATTAATATTAAGAAGATTAACACCATTGGAATGCGAAAGATTAATGGGCTTCCCAGATGACCACACTAAGTTCGCAGATGATGGTAAGATTATTGCAGATACAAATCGTTACAAAATGTGTGGCAATGCTATTGCTTCACCAGTCGCTCAATGGATAGGAAAGGAATTGAAGAAATGGCTGATATAATCGTTGATGAGGAATTTTTAGCATCACAAATGGGTGATCGTGCTAAAGAATTTATTGAATGTATGAGAATCGTACAGGATATTATTGATAATCCAGATCATTATGTTGGAATGCAAGCAATTAAGTATGCAAATGTATTAGCAGCTTATAGAACACAAATGATTGTTAAATCACAGGCTTTCAAGAGGCGCTCAACAATTATGAGTGAGCAAGATAAGCTTGTTAATGATATTTGGAAAACAATGTATGAGGCATTGACTGAAAATATCAATGCTCTCAAAATCTCAGGTAGAGGAACATATAATTGAAATCTTTAAATGCTTTAAGAAAGCCAAAAGAAGAGAAGATCTTAAAATCTCATGAGCAGATTACTGCTGAACTTCTAACAGCTATTGATCAAAACTTAGAAAAGAGAAATACTCCTACAATTAAAAAAGTAGGTGGTTTTCATCCAAGTTATACAAATCAATGCCCTAGGTATTGGCATTATATTTTTGAAGGAACAGAAGTAACAACATCATTTCAGCCTCAGACTTATCGTATTTTTGATAATGGTCATGCAGTGCATGAAAGGCTTTATAGTTATCTGAGAGAGATGGGCATTCTTGTTGCAGAAGAAATCCCGGTTACTCACGATGAACCACCAATTGAGGGGACTGCTGATGGTATAATTGATTGGTACGGACATAAACTGATAGAATTAAAATCAATTAGTGCCGAAGGTTTTCATTACAGACAGTTGTATCAAAAGCCAAAGGATGATCATTACAGACAGGCTCAAATCTATATGCGCTGTCTTGATCTTCCAAGTGGATATGTTATATACGAAAATAAAAATAATCAAGAATTACTCCCTATCTTTATTGAAAGGGATGAGGCTTTTATAGATAAGTTATTTAAGAAATATAACAAAATCTATGAAGACTTCAAAGAAGGCAATATGCCGACTCAGCCTTACAAGAGAACATCTGCAAAGTGTGCGAATTGTGATTTGGCTGATAAATGCTGGTCAGGGGATGTTTAAAGAGGAAAATAGATTATGTCAAAACACAGACTGTTCTAAAGAATTTTCTGCAAAAGTTTACAATGCTATATATTGCAGTGCAGAGTGTAGAAGATTAATTACTAATAAAAAATTATTAGATAAATATTACGAAAACAAAGCTAATAAAAGTAAAAAAAGAGTTTGTAAAACAAACTCATGTGGAACTGTATTGTCAAAATATAATAAAGAAAATATATGTGAGCAATGCAAAAAAGAAAGATATATAAAAAGACTTGTTTCTTGGGGTTATGACGAAGAAAAGCTAAGAAAAGAGGTATAATATATCTTGTGAGTTTGAAGAATATTATTAAAAAAGAAAAGTGGAATAGGGTTCTTGCTATTGATCCGGCATCTCATTCCCTAGCTTGGGCAATTCTTTCTTATGACAAAGAGTTGATAGCAACTGGAAAAATTGACTTAACAAAAGAAAAAGAGCAATCTCAAAAGTTTAATAAGATAAAGACAGAACTTCTTGAAGTTGTCAAATTGTATTCTCCAGATGTTGCTGTCATTGAGCAATCTGTTTATATTCAGAACTTTCAGACGAGCAGAATTATCTCTTACATCATAGGATTCACATGGGGGATCATTTCAGATCAATGTGACGCTATTGAGGATGTTAGCCCATTGATGTGGAAGCCAGCGATTGGTTATAAGAATGTCACCAAAAAAGATTCTGAGTACTTAGCCAAGAATGGCAAGAAGGGTACGGTGCAGGCCAAGATGAAGAATGAAAGAAAAGAAAGAGTAAGAGAAATAATATCTGTTGCTTTTGGTAAAGATACACCTGGACTTGAAGATGATGATATAGTAGATGCAATAGGAATTGGTCTATGGTATTGGAAGGTTAAAGGAAATGGCTGACGAACCATATAAACAAAAAGAATGGCTCTATGAGCATTATGTAAAAAAGAGAATGAATCTAACCGACATTTGCAAGGTTTTAAAGCAATCTTACAATGTTGAAGTTACACCACAGGCTGTCTACAACTGGTGTAAGAAATACGATCTTTTAAAGTTTAGAGGTAAGGGAAGAAACCTTGCTGCTACTGCTTTAAGAAGACCAAAATCCCCTTTACAACTTGAAGTTGAAAGAAGAAGAAGGGATGCTGCCAAGCTTAGAAGAAAGAAAAGGAAAGGACTTGGGCGATGAAAAGAAGCGTAACTGCTAGAGATATATCTACCTTTGCAAAGTTGGATATGGTTTACAATCAGATCAGAGTGATTGAAGCGAAACAAAATACAACGGAATACAAGTGTCTTGGTTCTGGTAAATGCTGTCATATTGGATTGGTTATTCCAATGACGGAGTGTGCAAATATTGCATTTAAATTAAACCAGCAATACTACTTGGTCATGGAAGATAAGGGTCAAGAAGAAGCTGATAAGTGGTTTAAAGGCATTGTTGATGGTCTTATTGATGCTATGTATGATGAAACATGGCAACATGGTGGAGAGTCAAAGAGACTTTGTGCTTTCTATAAAGGTGGTTGCACAATTTATGGATACCGGCCAATGGTGTGTAGAACATTTGGAACTATTACATCGGTAGATAATTACTGTCCAAGAATTAGAAATGCAAATGGAGAGATTGATCATTTTACTGGGGAACCAGTAAAGGCAATCATTAAGCAATATCAAGACTTGCTTGCAGAATATGCTAAAGATAAACATGAGAATTATGACATGACTGTTTATATGCCTCTTGGTGTGCTTAGCTTTTTGCTTTCAACTGAGGAACTACAGAAGTTAGCAGACGATACGGATCCTAAGTTCTGGGTAGGAACTTCAGGTTGGTTTAACTATCGTGTTCAATACACTAAGATGCATGGTTATTCTTTAGTCGAACTTAAAAAGTCGGCAGAAGCAGCAGGCAAAGTCTTAGCATTTGATCCAGAAGAATAATTATGCAAATAACTTGGAATGGTACAAGCCTTGCCCAAGAAAGAAATGAAGGCTATAAGGTTGCTGAAGATGAAATCTACAATGGTCTTATAAATCTTGGTTTGGATATTGATAGAACAGTTGCAGTCCCTAGAGGTATGCGTAATCTTTTTGAATCTGGTCTATCACTAGGTTATGCAACAGATTACAATGAAGAAATAAAATCTGAAATTTTAATCAGCAACAGATTGCCCATTGACTATTCAAAATGCGATGGTTACAACATCGGCTTCTCATATTGGGAAACAAACAAACTTCCTAAAGATTGGGTAGAGAGAATGAATTCAATGGATGAGATTTGGACAACATCTGAATGGGCTAAGAATGTCTTTATCAATTCCGGTGTGTCTGTGCCTGTTTACGCTTTCAAACTTGGTGTCAATGATTATTTTAAACCAGTAAAGAGAACTAAGAAGTTTAATCAGTTCACTTTCCTAAGCATCGGATCTCCTTCAACCCGTAAGAACAGCCAGATGACCGTAGACGCTTTTTTAAAGCTGTTTGATGGCAAAGATAATGTATCTCTTCTTTACAAGACAATGGATGCCCCAGATGCCCGGATAAGAAAGAACGGTCAGTTAATGCCAATCTCTTCTCATAATCAAATTAAGATTGTTGATAGAGATTTGCCAATGAATGAATTGGCTGAGTTGTATGACTCAGTTGATTGCGTTGTTTATCCAACCAGTGGTGAAGGTTGGGGTATGTTACCATTCCAGGGTATTGCTAAAGGCATACCTACAATATGTACAAATGCAACTGCATGCACTGAGTATGCAGATATGTCTGTTCCATTAGATTTCAATTGGGGAACGATGAACATTTCTGGAATATATCAAGACACTGGCACATGGGCAGAGCCAGATTTTGATGATTTATGTGATAAAATGTTATATGTATACAATAACTATGAAGAAGTTGCTGAGTATACATATAATAATGCAGTTCAAAATTATACAGAAATGAAATGGGAAACTGTAGTAAAGGAATATCACAATAGATTATGTCAAATATCGAAAGATCTGAAGGAAAAACTTTAATAGAAAAACTAAAAGATGTGGAGGATGTAGGCACTCTGCATGTTAAAGGCTATTCAATGCATGAGATTGCATCATTAATGGCAATGAAAACCAATGATGTTAAGTTATACATTGAAGAATATAAGAAGATTTTAAACAAGCAAGCAGAAGACGACCCATACTTCTTAGAAAGAGTCCAGTTTAATACCATCAAGGCTCTTCAAGAATTTGATCAATTAAGTAAAGAAGCTTGGGAAACAATCAATATTGCGACTGATCATGGCATGGTTCCAGCAAGAATCCAAGCAATTAAACTTGCCGGAGAGCTTGCAACTAAGAAGGCTCAACTGCATAAACTTCTGGGCGTTAACACTTCGGATGGGGAATATATCCAGAGAATGCAAAAAGCAGAAAATGTTAACCAGATCCTTTCTAGAGTTCTGCGAGATGTTATCTCAAAGCATCCAGAAATTGCTGATGCTGTGAGAAAAGAATTAGCAATAGCTTTTGAGATTATGGAGAAGGAAGAGGCTATTGATGTTGAGTCGGAAGAAGTTGAATCATAATTTGAGAATGCGTTTTTCGCTCTTACCTATTCATAAGATGAGAACGCAAAAATCGCCCTTACCTCATAATTTGAGAACGCAAAAATCGGCTCTACGGTATTAGGAGAATAAAAAATGACTGACTTTATGGGAATGAATCTTCGATTTGAAGATTTCGATAATTTATTAAATCAAGACGAACTTGTAGAAGTACCAGTTCCTATTGAAGTATTTGTAACTGATAAGAAATATTTAGGTTTACCAAATCTATCACCAATTCAATTAGAAATAGTCAGGCATAGCACCCAAATCTTGAAAGAGCATACACTAAAAAAGATCATGGGGGAGGAAGAAGGCGCAGAATATTATAAAAAATATACCGATAACGAAGTTATTTGTATGTTAGGTAAAGGTTCTGGTAAAGACCACTGTGCAAGAATTTCGATTGCATATACGGCTTACTTATTGCATTGCTTGAAAGACCCATTAAGTTATTTCGGTAAAGCAAATGGAGTTTATATTGATCTTCTTAACTTGGCTGTTAACGCACAGCAAGCACAAAGAGTTTTCTTTGAGCCTTTAAAGAACCTTTTGCTTAGTTCTCCTTACTTTAACCAAGTTGGTTTTGAACCAAGAGTTTCAGAAATCTTTTTCTTTAGTAGACCAGTAAGATGTTTCTCCGGTCACTCAGAAAGTGAAGGTTGGGAAGGTTATGAAGTATTAACAATTATCCTTGACGAAATTGCTGCCTTTAAAACTGACGCTGAGGTTAAGGGAGACACTAGATCAAAAGGTTCTGCATCAGCGATTTATAACATGAGTAAGTTATCTGTTATGTCTCGTTTCCCAGAAGTCGGTAAAGTTATTCTTTTGTCATTCCCTCGTTATAAGGGAGACTTTATTCAGCAGAGATTTTTTAGTTCCAGAGAAAAGGAAGAGCCAAAAACTTGGTCAATTAAAGCTGCTACTTGGGAAGTTAACCCAACCATAAAAAGAGAGCAATTGGAATCGGAATACATTAGAAATCCAATTGAAGCAAGAGCAAGATTTGAATGTGAACCACCAAATATGGAAGACGCTTACTTTAGAGATCCAGATTTGGTTAGAAAATCATTTTTGTATGGAGAGAATCCATTAGATGAAGATGGAATATATAAACCTTGGTTTAACAATCAAGATGGTCATAGAAGATTTATTCATGTTGACCTTGGATTAAAGAGAGACAGATCAGCTTTATGTATGTCTCATTGTTCTGGATTTAAAGAATTAAAAACATCAATGGGAGTTGAAACGCTTCCAGTTATTAATGTTGATTTAATTCATTCTTGGGAAGCTCAGCCGGGAGCTGAAATTAACTTTGCGTCTGTTAGACAAATGATTGTTGAACTATGTAGAAAGTTTGATGTTGCAAAAGTAACTTTTGACCGTTGGCAATCTATCGAGATGATCCAAAGTTTAAGATCTCTGGGTATTAATGCAGATTTTCATAGCGTTAAGAAAACTGATTATGACACGCTAACAGGTGCAATTTACGATACTCGTTTGCGTGGTTATTGGAATGAATTATTAGTTGAAGAAGAACTTTTGAAATTAAGATTGTTCTCAAACAATAAGATTGATCACCCAAACTCAGGAAGTAAAGACTTAGCTGATGCTTTGGCCGGTTCTGTTTATCAAAGTGTTCAATACATGGCTTTTGAGGCTGAGGTTGATATTGAGATTATTGGAACTGACTTTAAACAATTTGAAGATATGGATGAAGACAGCGATTATGGAACTGTCAAGGTATATAATCCAGATATGGAACAATTTGTTCCTGGATATTCAAAATATGAATTATCAACAGAGAATGGAGAAAAATGGCTAGAAAACCTATAACAAGTGAAGACTTAAAACCTTCTTACGATGAAGTTGTCAATGATTTATTGGCGACTGTTTCTAAGTTAATTATGGAGAATACAATTATGAAATTAACAATCAGAAAACTCGAAGGAACTCTGGAAGGCTTTTATCAAGAGTCTGATCAAGCCAAAAATGAATTTTAAAAAACTTTGCATTTTGGCACATTGTTGCGATTAGTGCTGTTAGTATGTTCATCACAGGGGCAGAAGCCCATTACATATAAAACAGTAAGGATAAAAACAATGGCACTAGAAATCACTTCAGTTGATACTTTTCCGCAGATTACTCGTACAGGTCGTACTTCTGCTGAACTTCAGCAAATTGTTGATTCATTGATGGAATCAAGCAAGACCGGCAAGACATTTGTAATTTCAAATGTTGAAGAAGGTAAGAAGTTTAACTCTTTGCAACAGCGTATTCGCACACAGGCTAAGAAGCTTGAACTTAAGGTTATGATTCATTTTAACAAGAATGAGCGTAATGTTTATTACAAGTCTGAAACCGTTGAATCAGCAAACCATGTTGTTAAGGCAAAAGATGTGAAGTCTGTTAAGACCACTACAAAGGCAAAAGCACAATAATTTAAAATAAAAAATCTAAAAGATTTTTATGACCAGTCCGTATGGGCTGGTCTTTTTTTATGTATACTCTGTGTATGACAATTTTCCACGAACAAACAATAGAAATTACACAAGAAGAAATTGAATCATGGTATCCAATGATTGCTCTTCCTTGTTACGATCAACTTATTTCTGAGCCAACAGTTATGTCTTTGATTAGAACAGTTATGCAATTTAAAGAAATCGGTTTGAAGTTTTCTATTTGCACAATGAGTGATTCATTAATTTCAAGAGCAAGAAATCAGATTGCTGCTAAGTTTTTGGCTAACAAAGAATTTACACATTTGATGTTCATTGACTGTGACCTTGGATTTTCTGGTGACGATATTATTAAGCTTTTATGGCATGATAAAGATATTATGACAGCAGCTTATCCGATTAAGAATATCGATTGGGAGTTAGTTGCTAATAATGCAAAAGCCGGTACCCCTAGTAATGAACTTATGGAAAGTTCTTTGCGCTATGTTGTGAATACAGTTAAAGCAGGTAGTGGTGATAAAGTTAGAGTTGACAAAGGTGCAATTGAAGTTTATGATGCAGGCACAGGATTTATGCTCATAAAAAGAGAGGTATTTGAGAAGCTCATTAGTGCTTATCCTGAATTAAGATATCAAGATGATACAGGTGGATTACAAGAGAATGAAAAGGATCACACTTACGCTTTCTTTAATTCTTATGTTGACCCAGACACAGGGAGATTCTTATCAGAAGATTATGGTTTCTGTAGATACTGGCAAGAAATTAATGGTGGAGTTTGGACTGATCCATCAATTGAAATGTTACATTTAGGAAGAATGAGATATCAAGGAACAATGTTAAATTGGCTTGAAAGACACGCTGCTCCGGCAGACTAAAAATCACTTGGAAATTGGTTTTTACTGTATTACATTGTACCCTTCTGAAATATATACTAAAATTTGGTATAAGATTAATAAAAATCAGGGGGCGTTAAAAATTTAATTAATAAGTTAATGAGGTTCTCGATCAAAGATTTGATGCGCGGCCTCATTAATTTTTTAATCAACTCTCGATCTGATCTTTTGTAATGATCTCATTAATTAATTAACGAAAGGCTCGATCACTAAGCTCGTAAGCCTTTGATCAAAGATCTCCTGGACTGATTTATTAATTTTTTCATTAATGGCTGAAGAGTTCTCTGAGCTCCAAAATGAATTCCAAAATTCATTGTTTCCTGTGTAGTCTTTGAATTTTCTTCACGCTACACTTTGTGTCAGCCTTCATTAGAGCTTTGATGAAGTAATAAATAAAAAAAAAGAAATAATAAATTAGGAGTTTATTGTGGATAATAATTTAGGCAAATCAAAAGCTGAACTTATTGACGAAAAGTTGATGGGTTTAGAAATTGAAGATGGTGAAAAAAATTACGGTATTATTTGCCGAATTGATGAAATAAACAATGACTTCAAAGTTTACACAACTCTTGGGTATAGTTTTAACGCAGGACTAATCTTAAATTTGGTCGCATTGGTAAATCTTCATAATAAGGCTGCTGCTAAGGCTGAGGAAAATGATGACCCAAATGTTGAGTATTTACAGCCTGCTTATTTTGATAATGCTAAGTTATCCAATAAGATTATGTCTCGCCCTAAGCCAATGGCTCACTCAAAAGTTTTGCGTTCTAATGGTTCTGTAAATAATACTGCTCAAGTCAGTAAAGATGAGGCTATCAGTATTACTTCTCATACAAGTAATGCTGATGCTTTCCCTGAAGATACTTCTTACAATGCGACTAAGAATAAAACAGGTCTTACTATTGACGAAATTTGTGAGCGTGAGGGTATTTCTGTAAATGAGTATTTCGAGAGCCGAAAGGGTAAGGAAAATGAGTAATCAAGAAGAAATCGAATACTGGAAAGAAAAGTATCAGCAATCTCAAATGGTAAATGCCAAGTTGAGAGAAGATCAAATAAGAATGGAAAAATTCAAGATAGTAGAACTAATGGAAAAAATGTTCAGCTTTTTGGATTTGCCAATAAATAATGACGAAGATGTTGTTATTTATAATGCTAAGGCTAAAGATAGCCTTGTAGCTTATTTGAAAGGTATGATCAATAATGAACTTGGTCATAATCATTACAAAGGAGAATAGCAATGAATGAAATTGAAATTCAAAAGCTCAAAGAAGAAGTTGAGTTTTACAAACAGAAAAGCGAACAGTATTCTCAATCTTGGAGATTAGCTTTGACTGAAGGTAGAAAAGCTAAGCAAGATGAAATAAATGTTGCAAGATTTAATGTTGCAAGAATTCTTACTTCATTGCTTCTCAAAGATATTAAGAGAATTTGCTTTACTGATTCTAAGCCTAATGATGGATTGAAATCAGACATTATTATTGCCTTGAACAAATTGAAGAGTGAAATGAATATTCATTTTGAAGACGGAATGTTTTACTTCTATTCTGAACAAGGTAATAAGTCAATCGTTGATGGAATTGATTTGACACAGTATGAAATTTACAACAAAGAATGGATGAAGTAATGGAACAAGAAGAAAACAAAATCAAAAGAGCAACTAATCGTTTGGATAAAATCCAAAATGATTTGGCAAAAGGATTAATCAATCAAAAACAATTTGAAAATCATCGACTTCTAATTTTAGTTAGTTTAGTCATTGAAACAAAGAAACAAGCAAAAGAAGAATTCAGTAATGGTTGGAGAAATCACAATGGATAACGAAGAAACAAAAACAGGAATTCGAAAAGTAAATATCAATACTCTTAATCTTAGAAGTAGAGGTGCTGGTAAACCAAAACCAAAGCCTTCGCTTTTTGATAATCCAGAAGATAGAACTTTCTGGAAGAGTGATGATAAAGGCATTGCTTTAGAAATGGCATTGACTAAGAATGAGATTAGGCGTTCTCTTAAAAATGGGGAGATGCTTGATGTTAAGAATAGTCGTACAGCTAGGCATTTAGATAAAGATCACATTAGTGAATTAATGAAGTATCAGCTTGATCTTATGCTTGACATTGCTGTTGAGAATGAAGCAAACATTTTTGTTGATATTAACGGTGACGGAATTGTTATGGTTGATTTCAATAAAGAGACTGAACAATTTGAATTTATCTTTACTAAGAAGTAAGTAAAGAAAACAATTGTAAGAAAGCCGGGGCTTTTGCCCCGGCTTTTTTATTAAGGAAAATTATGGAAGAACATTATCCCAAACTTAAAAAACTAATTGAAGGAATTCATTATGGACAAACAGTTGGTTATTATGTTGGTGAACTTGATGACCAACAAGAAAAGAATGTTGTAAAGATGATTAAAAAGATTGCAAAAAGAAATCTTATTGAAATTCACATTCGTTGGTCAGCAGATAAGCAAACTGTAAAAATTACGGAGGTATTTTAATGAGCATTAATCCTAACTCAGATGAAGTTATGTTGTTAATGATGATTGAAGATCTTGAAAGAAGAATTCAAGATTTGCAAAAAAAGAATAAAAAGATGAAAGAACTTCTCAACATTCTTTTTGAATATAACAAAAACTTAAAAACAAATGGAGATGAATAATGGCTATTTGCAAAATATGTAATGGTGAATTCATAGATGAAAGATTTGAAGCTGGCTATGATTATTGCTTAGATGAAAAGTGTAATCGTATTGGTCTTGATGAAAGAGAAAGAGAATTTCGTAAGATTTATACTCCGGCTTTACTTCACAAATGTAATTACTTTTGGGTTCGTAAAGACGAATTGAAAAGTCTAAATACAAGAGCAGACATTATAGATGGTTATGGAGATCAAAATGGTTGAAAATTCTACTTATGGTTGGCCTTGTGATTATTGCGGTGATTTAGATCCAGATTTTAATTCAACTTGTGAAAAATGTTTTGAAATTCACAAAGATGAAATTAAGAAAAAAATGCTTGAAATAATAGATAGACCAAAAAGAAAAAGGAAAGTAAGAAAATGAAGTTGGTTAGATGTATTGAATGTGGTGAAACTTTTGAAAAGTTTTTTCCTGAAGAAAAAATATGTATTGTATGTCATCAACATAAAATGGTATGTGTTGGAAAAGAATGTAAAACTTGCAAAAGAGTTAGAAACAAAAAGGAAAATAAGAAATGATTGAATGGTTAGTATTTGGTGTCGTAATGATACCTTTTATTGCAGTTAGTATTGCATTAATAATTGAATGCATTGATGAATATAGGAGTTGAAATGAACTTTAATGAAATGTATGACACTGTAACAAAACTTGTAGATGAGTTTGCAAAAAGCGAAAGTAAGTTTGCTTTTCCAAATGAATATATAAAAGTGTTAATGAAGTTAAAAGCTGTTCAAGATGATTTGTCTTGGGCAGCTTATTATGAAGAAGTTAAAGATAAGGAAACCAAATGATTAGTAATGAACTTATTAGTTATAGACTCAGTGAAGACGAAGTAAAACAATTTGTTTCCGCTGACTATGGAGTTGATTCAAAATCTGGAAATAAAACAATTGGCAAAACAATTGTTGAAGTTATGAGTTCTTTTGAAATTAAAAAAGAACGTAGTTGTTTTTATTCACAAAGAGTTAAAGATTTGACAATTCAAAAGTTGAAGCAAAATCGTAAAGCCGGTCCTTCAATTAAAATGGGAATTGCAAGTAATTATGTTCATTACATGATTATGTATCAAATCAGAACTTTTATTTTTTATAAAAACAATCCCGATATCGCAAAAATTGTGAAAGGAAAATAGACATGAATAACGAAGAATTTAACGAAGAAGAAAACTTTGATCCTGTCTTTATTGAAGAAGTCAATGAAGAAGAAGACTTTGATTTTGTTCTTGAAGTTGTAGACCCTAGTGATTTTCAAAATCAAGGTAAGTTTGCAACTAGGGATCAAAATGGTAATTTGAAGTATTATCACGAACTGGAAAGAGCTATCCAAGACTTTTTAAGTTACGATGGTTATAGGCTTGATCTTGAAAGTGATGATGCTTATATGTTTATTCATAGAGAAGAATTGCCAGAAGTAGTTGACTATAAGCCAGGAAGTATTGGATTTGCTAATCCAAGTTCTACTGTTTTTTATCAAGCAAAAATTACTGTAATGATGAAAAGGAAGTTCTAATATGAACATAACAGATTTAATTGTTGATGAAGATGAGTGCAAATGTGAAGAAATGGAACAAGGTCAACCTTGTGTTCATTGTATTGAAACAAAATATGAATAGGAGTAACAATGAGAGCTAATGTTTATTTAGTTAACGAGAATGTTTATGGGTTTACTAAAACCTGTATGCATTGTAATGAAGATACTGATTTCATTCTTGATGAAACTGAGTATCAAAGATTGATTATCAATAACGAATACATTCAAGATGTATTTCCTCTTCTTGGTAAAGAAGAGCGTGAAATGATGATTAGTGGAACACATCCAAAATGTTGGATTGAAATGTTTGGTTCTGAAGATGATTATTCAGAATACGAAGAAGGAGAAAACAATGAGTAATTTTGAAATTTGTACTTGTGGTGAGCCGGGCTGTGTTGGAAATATTTTTAAAAATGCTGATACATACTTTAAAGAAATTCCAATTCTATTTATGACTAAGTTCTATAACAAAGTAATGTCAATTCACGCAATTGAAGACCATGAAGTATTCCCAGAGCGTGAATGTATTTTTGACGATTACACAGATGATTTGGATTTGGATAATCCAGATTGGCTGCTTTGGGAATGGGAAATGGCAAAGTAATGTACGAATGCTATGTTTGCTTTACGGTTTATGATGAAGAACCTGAAGATTGTATTTGTACAGTTTGCTATGAAGAAACTGTTGTAAAAATTAGAAATGGAAGGTATATGTAATGGGTATTGAATATATGGAACTTGGTTCTACTCCTTATGATGAAGATTGTGCTCAAGTTGGTTCTGTGGAATACAATAAGTATTCCCGGAAGGAAATGGAAATCTATATTAATCAATTAGATCGTATGTTTCCTGATGCTGAATTGAAAGGCATTGATTTTAAAATCAAATGGTTTAATCATGATTTTGGTCGTTATGGTGAAGTTTGTGCTTATTGGAACACAGGCGATGAAATAGCTGATGAATATGTTTATATCATTGAATCTGATTTACCAAGCAATTGGGATGAACAAGCAAAACAAGAATTGAGTGAGCTTTATGTATAAAGGTAAAACTATTACTGAACTTGCTAAAGACGGTTTAGCGAGACCTCAAGACTTTGGTTATTGGGGCCCAGAAGATATGTTTAAAACTTGGGGTTTTTGTGGTATTGATAATACACATCAAAGCCTTTTGGAAAAATCAAATTTTGAATGTATCACAAGGGATTTGATGAAACTTCATCCTGAAGATTTTAGAATTGAAACTTATAGACATTGGGCTGTCGGTTCAATTGACAGATTAGTTTGTCGAATCTTAAAGAGTGAAAGTGAGATTACATATGATAATGTAACTCAAGCTTTTATTGTAACTATGGGAATTCTTGATTCTCTCGATGATTATTGTATTTATGATGAAACTCATTATTACAATATGGAATATGATGAGTGTGTTGAGATTATTAAAGATCTGGATGAACATCTTGATATTATGATTAATAAGAGTAATGATGATTGGGCTGAAAGCATTTATCATGAATTAACTCGAAATCTTAATATTGAGTTTTGTCCTGATGCTGATGCTTATCCAAAAGATAATGACATTATTGAAGCTGTCTATAATCTTCAACTTTGGAATAAGGAAGCAATAGATAAATGGAATGAATGGACAGACCAAAATGGTTTAGAAAGAGTTCCTGTAAGAGTAATAAGTCCAAATCAATTAAAACTATTTGAGGAGTAAAAATGAACCACTATGAAGAATACATGAAGCATGTTGAAGAAAATCCAAGTAAGTATGAAGAAATTGATGCTGCTTTTGATTCTTTAACAAGAAATATTAATGATCTATCTAAGCCAATAAGTGATGATTATGAATACGGTGATGAATGGGATTGGGATAGAAATGACCGTTCACAATATTGTATTCATGGAACTTTTATTGGATCTTGGTGGGGGCCAGATATTTTATGTGGAAGATGTGAAATGGGCGAAGGCTCAGATAATAATGAAGAAGATGATGAATTTTAATGGATAAAGAACAATTAATAGATGAACTTCAAAATGTCCTTATTGGTATGGATGTTCCAAACCAAAGAAAAAAGGATATTGGATGGCTCAATCGTAATCTAGCAATTAATAATCAAGATCACCCAAACTTTTTAAAAGCGGTTTGGATTCTTAAACAACTAAACAAGGAAAAATAAAATGGAAGAACAAAATAACGATACAGCACTTTTTAGTGCAACAATGGTGCTTACAGCATATGTTGATGAGCAAGGAAATGTTAAATATGTAAAGTCATCTTGGGATGACCTTTTCAAGAAAGAAGAAGACAATGCCTAATTGGTGCGAAAATCATTTGACTATCTATGGCAAAAAAGAAGATATGGACAAATTCATTTCTGTTATTAAAGCAGGTGAAGAAGAATATCAATTATTAGAAAAACTTTATCCAACTCCTGAAGAGTTGATGATTGGTGATGTTTCATTTACAGTTGATGAAATCCAAAAAGCCAATTTTGAAAAGTTTGGCTATAAGAGCTGGTATGACTGGCGAATTAGTAAATGGGGAACTAAATGGCCGGAGACAGATTTATTTGTTCAACAAGAATATACAAATCGTCGAGATGATAAAGCAGAAATTGCTTTTGGTTTCAATACAGCTTGGTCACCACCTATTGAAGCATTTGAAAAAATTAGTGCTGATTATCCAAACATTCTTTTCTGTCTTTATTATGAAGAACCAGGAATGGGCTTTTGCGGAAAGAATATTTGGTTTGATGGTGAATGCAAAGAAGAGTACCAATCTGAACTGATTCAAAACTATTTTGAAGAAGATTACCTTTTTGAAACCTATAGCGAAGAAGCTAAAGCGTAGATACTCAAAATCTACAAACAATAAAACAAAAACAACGGGCGTAAGCCTAATCTAAACGAAAGTAACAAAACAATGGAAAACGAACTTTTTGACACAATCTTTGATTTGTCAATGACAAATCCTGAAATCACAAATGCAAAAGCATACGGTTTCAATAAGACTGATGATGGGGTGACTTCAAAATTAATCATGAACGCATCAGATATCTATGAAATGATCGATCACCTTAATGATGACAAATCATTTCATATTTACAACTATCTTAGCCTTGTAGCAACAGGTTGGGCTGCACCTTTAAAAAATGGTGAAGTTGATGGTGCGCCTAGTGAACATCCAGAAAGAAGAAGAGTATCTTTGGTAATTCTTGCTGATGTTGATAATAAGAGTATCTTGGGCAGTGTACTTCAGTTTGAAGGTGAAGAAGAAGAAAAATTGTATGATTACAATACAGCAACAGGAACTCTTGCTGATGCTTTTAGTTCAATCTTCGAGGATTAATTAATGTTCTCGATGGATGATTTCAATAAAGATAAAGATTATTACGAAAATTTCAAAAGTGTTGATAATTTAGGTGAGTTTCCAACATATCTTATGTTGGTAACTCATAAACTCAAAGAAATAAATCTTGATGAAACTACAAAGAGTGGTCATGAATTGATGATGAAAATCTTCAATATGACAGGACTTAGCCTTATAGATGAAAATGAGCAAGCACTAAATGTAGTTATGGCTTTGATTTCTCATATTTATGCAATGATTCTGTTTTTTGAAAATCAAGATTCTTACTTTGAATATTTTGATAATACCGTAATCTATCCAATGATAAATGGAGGTAAAGATATCTAATGGATTGGATTGATAAAGCAGCTTGTAAAAACATTTCATCAGAGATATTTTATCCAGATGGGATTGATAAAGCAGTTGATGCAAAGAGAGAGGCTTCTGCAAAAATTATTTGTAAACAATGTCCAGTTGCTGCTGAATGTTTAATGCATGCAATTACAAATGAAGAAAAATATGGAGTATGGGGTTCTTTTGCACCAAAAGAAAGAACGAGTATTCTCTCTTTATTTTCATATGAATATATAAATGTCGATTTATGTAGAGCAATTGTTAACATAGAAGTTAAGCATATCAAAGCAAAAGTCTTAAGAAATGAGTTTACTTACTAATGGAAAAAGATGTAGGTCTTTCTTTTAATTCAACAATAACCGTTGAAGAAGCAAGAAAGAAATTGCGTGTTCCTTTTCAATCTGAGAATCAGAAGATTGATGTTGAGATTAAAAAGTCTTTCATTGATAAAATAGTAGGAAGGATGTTTAAAAAAGATGGAGCGTAAAGCGATGGTCTTGATAAACAAATATAGGAATGCTTATTTAGTTGCACAACACGAAGGGTCTTATGCTTTAAATATAAAGTATTATGCCCATCGTCATTATATGTCAGATGAAGATTTTTCTGAAGCATATGACATTGCGAAGAAAGCATTCTTTGATAAAGTTGAATTCATAATTGCACATTATGGATTTAAAGATTTTTCCGTTGAAGGAAGAAGTGGTGGTTGGCTAAAGCCAATGACTGAAACAAACAAAACAGTTCAAACTGTGTTCGATGATTATCTTACTTTTGAAGAATATCTTGTTCAAGATAAGATCTATCATATGTTTGAAATGATAAAAGAACAACAAAGAGGTATTAAAAACATTCTTGAGTATTCAGAAACTCTGGATGATTTTATTCAAAACATAGAAAGTTATGAGGAAATATGAGCACAACAGAGAAAAAGACTTGCGCTGAGCTTGTCTATGAGAAAATGCTTGATAGAAGCGTTCAGATTGAAGAGCTGAATGACATTATTGAAGACATTGAATCTGATGGTGATAAAGTATCAGAGGCTGTGGAAGAACTTAATAATCTTGCATTAGAGATTAGTTCTTTTAAGGTTATTAAAATTCTTTTATCAACAGGCGGTCCTGCCGATTGGCTTGAGGCAAAAATTGATGATGATGGTGAGCTTTTTCAATTGACTTATCATTATTCTGATTGGTTTGACCACGCAGAAGTAAATGTCCCAATTAATTCATATCTTTGGGATTATGCAACAACTATCATTGACACTGAATAATAAGAAAGAGAAATAAAATGGAATTAGAAAATGTAAGCATTAAGCTTTCACAAACTGCATTGTCAGAAATTATCGATACGGTTGCTGATGCAATCAAAGATAATATCAGTGATTCAATCACTGAGGGGATCAAAGAAGATCTTAAAGATGACATTATGCAAGAACTTGATATCACAGATGATATTAGATCCTATATGTCAGATTGGTTTGACCTTGATGATTATCTACAGCATGTAGATTTGGATTCATATATTGATAAGCCAGATGTTGAAGATGAAATTCAAACAATGCTTCACAATTATAGTCCACTTTCAGATTGTACTACTGCTAAAGCTGCAACTGAGGCTATGCGTGATGCATTGAGATACTTCTTGCTTAAAGATAATGAGATTGTCGAAGACATTGCAAAAGCTTTAGAGCGCCGTAATAAAAGACAACTAGAGTCAGAAATTCGTGATTCAATCATTGAACAAACAAGAGAAGTCATGCGTGAAAGTTTGCGTCATGAGTTCATTAATGAACTTAACGAATACTCTAATGCTGTTAAGAAAGCAGAAGAAATCGTTAATCTCAACAACCAGACAACCAATTGGATTGTCAATCAATAAATAAAAATTGATGTGAGGGGATGGAAGATAATTCTATCCCCTCATGTCGTTAATCAAGAAAGAAAAATTATGAAATATATTAAAGTAACAAATAGTGCAAATAATGTAAATCGTCTTAAACTTGAGAAACTTGGTTTTTCTACAAAGCGAGATGATGTAAATACAATTGGTCAATTTGGTTCTGGTATTAAGTTTGCTCCAATTGCTGCTGCTCGAAAAGGTATTGAGTTTATATTTGTTGGTCAAGATGATAAAGGCCCATATACTTTAGAGTATGTCATTCGAGAAGAAGAAGATATTTCATCAATCTTCTATAAGTATGAAGATTATGAGAAGCCATCTTCTTTTACTGCTGAAGCAGGAATTTTATCTTGGGAGTCTGATTTTCAGATTTATCGTGAAGTAATTGCTAATGCAATCGACGAGGCTAAGATTTCTGGAACTGAATGGAATGCGGAAATTGTTGATGTTGAAAAGATTATCCCGGTTGAAGGTGAGTTTTCTGTTTATCTATCAGCAACTGAATCTCTATCACATATTCATGATAATTTTGATAAGTATTTCTCTGTTAATAGAAATCCAATCTTCATTGATTCTTCTGGAAATAAAATCTATGAACCCATTGATCCAAATGTATTCAGAGTTTATTCTAAAGGCGTTCTTGTATTTTCAGCAGACAATACTTTTAAATCATACGCAAGAGAGCAAAGTCTGCCCGGATTCTTTGATTATGAATTAGATTACAATTTAGAATTAAACGAAGAACGAACTGTCAGTAATACTTTCCAAATGAATAATTCTGTTGTATCTTTGCTTTCAAAAGCTATGGATAGCAATATTATGAAAGCTGTTTTAGATAATCTCATCAATTCAAGCAGCTTAAACAATTATTATGAGAATCAACACATCTCAGAATATTCTTGGAGTTCATATTCGTATTTACAAGATAAAGATCAATTCTTTGACAATTTTATTGAGGTCTTCCCTGAAGGTATTCTATTAAGTGCTAAAGAAGCAAATGTAAATATTATTGAATCAACAAGAGTTCGTGGTTATAATCCAATTGTAATTCAACATGATGGTATTTTTAGCTTTTTGAAAAACATTGGTGCTCCAACATACAATAGTATTCTTGGTGAATATTTCAAATATGATGTAACTAAGGATCTAAGTTTGTATCCAACAATCGTAAGTTCAATGGCCATCATTAATGATATCTATCCAGAATTTGTTGAAGAAAATGATGGAATTGGGGTTTACTTTGGTGATGATGAAAGAATTCTTGCTGTAACAACAAATATTCCTTTTGAAAACGAAACGGAATACACTAAGAAAATTCTTGTAAATCATTCATTTGCTGATGTTGCAAATATTCCACAAATGATTTCTACTCTTGTTCATGAATGGGATCATAAGAAAAGTGGAATTGGTGATGGTGATTCTATGGGTAGAGAATTTCGTAGTCTTGCTGATGAAAAAATCGGTTATCTGATTTATGAACTCTGGAAGGCGAAGAAGAAAAAATAGCGAAACCCCTCACTTGACTGTCTAGTGGAGTGTAGACTATGGCAAACAATAACAAGGAGTTTGCTATGGACATGGAACAATATTATCGATTTATGAAATGGACTACCTTTGTAGTATTTTGCATAATCTTTCCTCCGATAGTATTTCTATTGCTTATTGCAATGGTTATGTTTATGGTAGGAGGTAAGTAATGCCAAGATATGAAAATTATTTTGTTGTTGAGTTTAGATTTCCTGTAATTGTTGAAGATGTTTCAACAGTAGCAGAAGCTGTATCTAAAGCAAACAGAATATGCGAAAGAGTGCATGGATTCAAACCAAACAATTGGTTTGCGAGAATATTTGAATATTCCACTAGACAGAAAAATCCCGGTGTTGCTAAAGAGTATTTTTATAATCCAAACTCTTTAACTTATAGAGAGATAACAAAGAATGTTGAGTTGTTTAATACTCTTCATTCTAGAAATCTTTCAGTTGAAGATATTTATGATTATGAGAAATTCATTAGCAAGGTAGCTATTGATGAAGAAATAAAAATTAATGACGACCAATAATAGAAAGGTTGTTTGCTGCGGTTGCCAAAATCAATTCCTAACATCTAGTACAACTGTTTATAGAAAGAAAAGATGTTGTGGTAATGAAATGTGTTACAAGGTTATTGATCAAAAAGTAACCAATGCAAATTACAAGAAACAACAAAAGAAAATTGCAAAAGGAACTTTTAGACATGGAGTTCCTATTGAAATTAAAAAGGAAATTATCCTAAGAGATAAGAATACATGTAAACTTTGCTATGAAACCTGTGCTGATAATAAAGCACAGGTTCATCATATTATTCCGGTATCTAATGGTGGATTGGATGAAAGAAACAATTTAGTTCTTCTTTGTTCTGATTGTCATACATTAGTTCACCAATCAGGTTGGGAAAAATACCAAGCTCATTTGAATAATTACACGAAGTATACAGAAAGAACTAATTAGTAATAATTAAGGTTTGGAGATATGGCGGAATAGGCAGACGCAGAAGACTTAAAATCTTCCGATGAATAATCGTATGGGTTCGAGTCCCATTATCTCTACAATGCTAGGTAAGGCAACTAGCATATACTAAAAATGCCTAAAGAATAACAATAAAACAACTGGCGTAAGGATAACATTAATATGGGATATTATGTAAACACAACAGAAAATGTAGAATTTTTTCTACCAAAAGAAAACATTGATAGCGTTTATCAAAAGATGTGCGAACTAAATGACTTTGACGATTTAAAGCGTGGAGGAATGTATGGTTCAAACAATGACCCGGTTGAAGGAGAACGATATCGCAGAGATAAATGGTTCTCTTGGATGTCTCCTAACTATCCAGAAACTTGTAAGGATATGTTTGAGATTCTTCAAGAACTTGGGTTTTACTGGAATCTCGATGAAGAAGGAAATGTAATTAACATTGGTTATGATTACAACAAGACAGGTAATGAAGAGTATTTCTTATGCTGCTTTGCTGGATTTGTTGCAGATGGATCAGAAATTGAATTCAAAGGTGAAGACGAATCTTATTGGAAATTCGTATTCAAGAATGGGAAAATGACTCGATATGATGGCGAAGTCGAAATTAAATACTATCTTAAGAATTCAGAAGAATACGAATTTGGCAAGCCAACAAATGCTGATGTTCAAGCAGAAATTTGGAGAAAGAACTTTTATGAAGATCTTAAGAAGAACAAAGATCTCGAATCAAAAGTAATTGGTGAGCTTTAAATAAGTTCGGGGGGTTTAGCTCAGTTGGTAGAGCAGTAGACTTTTAATCTATTGGTCATGGGTTCAAGTCCCATAGCCCCTACTTTTAAAAGAAAGGAAAAGTATGTTTCATATTTTTACAACAGCAATGATAATTATTTTTCTATCAATAATTCTTTTAGGATTAAAGGATGGATAAGTAGTGTATAATGTATAAAGGTAACACTATGAGGATTAAACCATTTGAAGAGCATAAAGATCAGTTATTTACTGATTATGCTATGCAACTTTTTAATGCTCATTGTTCAGATAATAGCCATGAGATGATAAAATTCCTTGTGGATTCTCTTGAAGAAGAGGCTGAAGATAATCCTGCATTTTTGCCGGGCCTTGTCTTTGGCTGTATGGTTCATATGTTAATGATGACTCAGATTATTTCTTTAGAAAGAGATGTTCCTATTAGTGAAGCTACTGCTTCATATGTTTCTATGTATCAGAGTAATAGAAAGAATCTTGCTAAGATGTTGGGAAATAGACCCGATTACGCAAAAGAATTGATAACCAAACTGTCTGAAGAAGACTTCAAATAAACTTTAGTTAAAATCTAATAAGCCGAATGGTCCGAACGGTTTGACGGAGAAAACCTTATAAGTTTTTTGAATAGGTTCAATTCCTATATTCGGCACTTAAACCATTATTTGATATAATGGTACTTACATTTTTTATCACTGGAGGTGATGCTTATTGAAATAACCTGTGAAACAAGTAGCATTAAAAGATTGATGCAGTGATCTTGTTTCGCAACCTTAGCAAAATGCTAATACGGTCTGTATAAAAAGATTTGTAGGTCTTATTTATCTTCCGTAAAACCAATAGTTTTAAGGAGCGAAAATGAAAACTAATCATAAAATAAAATCTACATTACTGTCAACAATTATGCTTTCAACAGTAATGTTAGTATCAGAAGCAAAGGCTTCTAAAAATGAAAGCGTAACAATAACTTCATCAAATAATATTGCTGTATTAATTGATGAGTATCCAAAGTATCTAGAAAATGGTAAGCCTAAAGCATTGGATATCTATTGGGATAGAATGGCCCAATGCGAAACAGGTGGAGATTGGAAGAACGGTGGAAGATGGTCTGGAGGTTTAGGAATATATCAACAGACTTGGGAAGGTTTTGGTGGAAGACAATTTGCAGCAAAACCTCATTTAGCAACAAGACAAGAGCAAATAGTTATTGCTAATAGAATATCAACACAAGGGTATCAAACAAAGAATACTTTTAGAACTCTTAAGGATAAACAAAACAATAAACCTCATTTTCAAAATCCAGTTGGATTTGGAGGATGGGGTTGTAAAAAATCTGTTGGTAATCCGGTGCTTGTTACTAAACCACCTTATAAGATATACTTTTGGAAATTTCCTGTTGGAGAAAGAAGCCAAAGGGTAAGGAAACTTCAGCGTCTAATCGGTGTTGAAGCAGACGGTTATTATGGTGAATGGACAAAAAAGAAACATCTTGCTTTTGTTAAAAAGTATAGGCAGTCCATTGAAGATGACCATAATAATTATTTAAGATCTAAAGGTTTGGTGCGCTAGAAACCAAAGAGACACAGCAATGTCTATATTAACAATAGTTAATATCTAGCAATTAAATAGGGGTTTAGTTATTACCTCAAAACCCCGTATCTGGTATATGTGCGGGTAAAAATAACTAATATACCAATAAGCTTCTATAGTTAAATGGATATAACGAGGGACTTCTAATCCTTTATTCTAGGTTCGAATCCTAGTGGAAGCACTAAGAGAATGGTTACGGTTAGGTCCTGGATATTACTAACTGTAGCCATTCTCTTTTTATATCCCCAAAAACAAGGAGAATAATATGGTTAGCAAACACTGGCCTTTTAGTGAAGAACAAACTGAATTCATAAAGAGTGCAAACAAGTTAACAAATGCTTTTCATGATTTGTTAATCAAATGGCATACTCTTGATTCAAAAGATGATCAATTAGCTTGTATTGGTTATCCTTTTGGTGAATCATTAGAAGATGTTTGGGCATCGGTTTCAGAATGGAGTGAAGGTATAATTAAAAACTTTAAAGAGTCAAATCATTTTTCCCCAACAATTACTGTAAGACAAATGAAGAAAGTTCTCGATGGACTTGAAGATGATGAACAAATTGTTATTTGGGATGAGCAGAAAATGTGGTGGTTAAATATTGGTTCAGTTGATGTACCAGATCAAGAAAATCTTTTTACTTTAGTTCTTTACCCAAAAGATACATTCGATACAAGACAATTCTAAAGGAGAATACAATGAGAACATTAATGAGTTGGTCAGAAGAAGATATTGAAGTTCATGACCATTATTTAGAAACAGGAAATTATGAGGCATTGGCTAACTTTCACGCTGATTGTGCAAGTCAGTTAATGCTTTCAAT